CCGTATGCAGCCCGTTCCATTCGTTCGAGCCTTTTCCCTTGACGTTTTAGTTCTTCGTACTGTTCGTTAAGAGTCTGCCCTATTTCTGTTAGCTCATTCTCTAGATCGGCAATCCTTTGGGCTAAAGTAGGCACACGATTTGCCCGTGGAAATCTACGAATACCATATTTATTGGGTTGTATATGCTCATCCTGTCCATTATATTTATTGGACAGGAACGATTTATCAAATTTATTATTACATTTGGTACAGGTTGTTTCTCTGGTACGATTTAGTAAACTCATTTATATCTATAGATAATATTTTATAGTAGTTACATTAGTATGTTTAGACGATTATTTTATTGTGTCAAAAAAATCTGATCTTATTTGCTTTTTGATAGTATTCACCGCATTCTGGAAGCATGATCCAGAATATTTTTATGTCATTCATAATTGGAAGGATTAATTCAACATCCTATTAGAATGATCATTTTATCGTTTTTTTTGGATCAACATCCTTTGATATAGATAATAGATTACTAAATGGACGATCATCTTGTACGATTAGTTTGTTGATTAGTTGACCATCCGGACCAAGCCGGTATTTTTCCTCTAAAAGTTTATATTTAGAATAAATATCTTGGTTATTTTTATCGTAATTCTGAATAACCATTGGTCTATTAGATCCATTGTTTTGTACATCCGAAGATATATCATTGATGTTGACAGGTTCATAATCCTCTATAATGATCGGTTCATAACCTTTAATATCCATAGATTCATTGTTATGCATATCCATCGATTTATAGTTTAGGATAATTTGATGTATTTTTAAATTTTGTTCTCCGGACATTTGTAATATAAAACGAAAAATGTCTAGTACCATAAAACGATATGAATGGATCGGGACAGATTAGACCTTATAATTATGAATATTTTACCCAAAAAGAGATCAATATTCTTGAAAAAAATAAAAAATTTTTTGCAGCAGATCGTAAATACATTGATTTAATGCTCAAAATAATAAATGGCGAATCCAGCATGAGTATCAGGGTGCTTGATTGGTTTGTTACTAATTATTCTAAAAAATACAATACTTATTATAGGATTATATCTAATAATCGTCCAGAATTTTTCTATGTGAACAATGAATACAAAAACCAATTAAATGGTTATTCTAAACAATATTTTGATCCATTTTGTCGCAAAAGGAAGATTATATATACGTATATATACACTGATGGTAGTCCGCCAGTTACATTTATATCCTCTATTGGACAGCTTAATTTTTTCCAATGGGCGATCCATAATAAAATTATCCATTATGTTAAAAAACATATTGGGTTGATCGAACATGATATGCGAGAGAATGGTAAAAAAACAAAAAGTTATCATTCGGAGAATTCATCCGAGGATACAACAAGTTGTACCTCTAAAGATCTAAGTGATACCCCCGATTATGAGATTTGTTCCTCGGACAGTTTCAAACGATTGAATATTAGTCCTCAGAAGAAAAAAAATTGTAAATCTATTAATACCAAAAGAATTAAATCTGGTATTTATTCGTCCGATCCGGGAATACATAAAATTAGCAGGTCCATCCGGCTTGATTTCGAATGATTATCATTAATCATTATGAATTAATGATAATTATTCAATAATATCTTCATCGACCAGTTCAACAACACTATGAGCATTCAACTGTGTTTTTTTCTTTTCAGATTTATCATGCTTATCATGTTTTTCATACTTTTCAGGCTTTTCAGGCTTTTCAGGCTTTTCCGGCTTTTCAGGTTTACCATGATATGATTTATCCTGTGATTTATATTGATATTCGGTGGTTAAAAAATTAATAATATTCTTTTGATCATTGTCTTCATTTTCCGATTCAGAGTCCGCAAAAACATAATCATTCCGGACGATTTCTTGTTTACGGCGGAGCATCATCTTTTGGACAAAAATAACCAGTCCAAAATGGTTCTCATCGATCCAGATGGAAGGTATTTCAAATATAAAGCGAATCTGGTCATGCTCGATAATGCTGGCACAATCTAATGGCTTTTTTTGTTCATCCACCAGAATATTAGGCTGTATTTCTATGGGCCATCTTAGATAAAAAACATCCTTCTCGTCCGATTCACGGATAAAGGAGCGGATGATTATATTTTTATTGTTAAACCATTTGGACCCATAAGTACTGACCAGATTAGATATATGTGTTTCTATATCTTCTAAAAATTGGTAAAATTTTTGGATCTTAATCTTGGAATCACCAGAAAATCGTGTGTCCAGCTGGACTATATTGGGGTAGGACGTCTTTTTGGGAGGTCCCCAGACCTCCAAAAAAGGAGTCTGGCAGACTAAAGTTTTACCATTGTAAATAATAGGAACAATGGCCTCTTTTGAATCTTTCAATTTAACTAACTTTTTATTGCCCAACTTAATATCAGAAAGTCGTATATCGGTTATCCTGTTGGCCCTGACCTGTTTGGAGGACATTATCATCTATATGGTTTTTTTATTTTTATTTCTTCCGTATTTCTTGTTTCCCCCGACGGATATTTTGCCGGGTCGCTTTGGAGCCCCCCTGTTTTTTAGGGGTCTCGGACGATTCTCCGGAGGGCGAAGTTTCTTCTTCATCATTTTCATCTTCTCCAACCTCATCGGTCTCGTCGGCCTCGTCGGTTTCGTCGGCCTCGTCGACCTCATCGGCCTTGTCGACCTCATCGGCCTCGTCGGCCTCATCGGCCTCGTCGGCTTCGTCGGTCTCATCGGCCTCGTCGGCATCATCAGTTTTATCAGCCTTGTTGGCTTTATGGACCTTATCGGCCTTATCGGCCTTATGGGCCTTGTCGGCCTTATCGGCCTCATTGGTCTCATCTGTTATGTTGGCCCAACTGACATCTTTATTTTTCTCATCCTGTTTTTTAATGTTATCATTAGGTTTGTCAGATTTATGGACCATTTTATTGGTCATTTTTTCGGTAAGTTTGTCCATTGTTTTGTTGACATTTTTAATTTCCGATCTACCGATCGATCTATCGATCGATGGTTCATCTTTAGCCATTCTGTTGCCTTTGATGTTTTTATCGCCAGACTTAACATCAGATTTTCCATCAACTTTTGATAATGTTTTTAGAGTTTTGGTCACATTAGTTGTATTGGATGCATCATTCTGTGTTTCTTCAGGGAAATCAAGTTCGGCACTGTTTAAGAGATTAAAACCAATACGGGGCATATATTCTATGACCATGATCTTGATGCCCAGACCATACATAATTTTGGAGGCCCCAGGGGCTTCTTTTTTATTAGCCCATAGTTTATTATAGTAAAAAATTATCTTAATGTTCGATCGGAACCGGATTTCATTGGCAATGTCTGTAATGGTACGGGCGGTAATTTTTTCACGTTTATCGCCCATCCTACGATAAAGTACTGTTTTGTTAACCCGTTCATTATTTTCGTCCACTACATTAAATTTCATCTTAACGTATTCCATACGTTGGTTCGGCTTTCCATCTTTATTTTCCTTTTCTGCATCCTCACGATCTTGGGGGAACCGGATACAAGGGGAATACATATATTTATGGGCTTTGTTGCCAAAAAGTTTACGGCGGAACTCGTCCGAGCCGACCAGTTGATCGATCTTTTCTAAATGTTGTCTTAATTGTTGACAGGATTTTTGTTCCAGGTCCAGGGGTATGTTAATAAATTCACGGTCCGAATCTTTGGTAATAGCATACGGATTTTTAGGATCCTCATTTTTGATACGTGGTATTCCATAATTGGTCAGCATGATATAATCTGTTTGTACTATAAGATTTGTATTACCATTAAATTTTTCATTATAATAATTAATGAACGCAATAGCTTGTCGCTGGCTCATATTAAGTTCCGAACAGTGAATATTTTTAGGGTTCACTTCGTCCAACTTATAGATAGGAACATTACTTTTTGATTCTTCCATAAAGATTATCCAAAAGATTTATTTAAATTATTCAAAAAATCAATTTTTTAAAATTGAATAAAAAAATACTTTTAATCAGTGTATAATGTCTATCATATATTAATGATGGAAACTTGTCAGGCTACCATGGATGCTCAAAATTGTATGCGTTGTCTTTTGCCCAAATATGATCAAAAATATTGTTATTATCATAGTTTTCAAACTAACCGGCTCGATTATCCGGAACATCTGGATGCATTCCGAGAAGTTTGTTCCAAACAGCCTAACTTTACTAAATGCCTGATAGTTCCGAAAAGAATACCTAAAGTTCCGACAAAATATGTTCATAAAAAGCTAGACTCCAAATATTTAGAAAACCATTTGGAGGTCCAACTCTATTTGTATCTTCAGGAAAAAAAGGAAAATAATTTGGAAAACTTATTGGGTCCAGCATTCCCGGACATTACCCGGATCGAGAACGACACTGATCCTATTTCTCTGGACATTATTTGGGAGAAGGATATGGTTGACCCCAATAAACGTATTCCCAAAATTAATCCCTATTTTATTTTTTCCTATGAAAATAAGAATGTCCTTAGAGGACTTACTATTTTTTCACTCCATCAGCTGTCCCGATTTTCATCATCGAACTCACAATATCTCCAAATTCCTGAAAAGGACAAGGATCGTGCCCAAAAAGTATTGGACATATATCTAAATATGATTAATTTTTCCCAAAGTTACGAATATTATGCTGAAATGTATGTTTCACAGATCATCCAAAAATTAAGGATCAACAATATTTATTTTGAGGAAGACTGGCTCCTTAATATTAATAAGATGTCCAACCTGGAAGATATTTGTCGATATTCTAAAATTTATCTGAAGCAAAATTTAAAAATCAAGGCCTTCGAAAAATTTAAAAATTATAAGAACGATCAGTTCCGTTTGCGTATTTATATTTTCCATGAATGGTTACGAATATTATCTGATAATCTGCCTATACTCGTCTACTGGATTTTCGTGAAGATTTTTAAAATGTTTTCCGAAGAGATCAACCGCAAATATTCCAACTATTAAATGTTTTAAATACAGAGTGTACTTAAAACATTGTGTTGTCCAGGATGAGGTCAAAGCAGCCGGTACCACCATTGATCAGGTTTCCCACCATAATGCGTGAGGAGACACTGCGTATGTAGTCGGACTCCCCGAAAGCGGCCGCCATGAGCATGAGCTCTACTGTTTTTTCAAAAGATGCTCGAGAAAAAGGATCCGTGTCCAGTTTGTTGGCACCGTGCCGATTGACAGCGATCAGGCCGCCCATATGTGTGATAGCGTCTGCCAAAAGTTCAATATGCTGATAGTTGCTGAAACCATCGGAGCTTTCGATAGCCATGGTAAATTCCCGGATGAAGGCCTGTCGGGCTGCCTCGACCCCATAGGTTTCGTAGATGGTAACAATATCATTGCAGACGGTTTCCGCAAGATCAATACCATTAATCTGGGCGATCCCCGGCAGATTAATGCCCTCGGCCAGGATAACATATCTTTTAGCACTACGGTTTATACTTCCGTCTGGCCTAAAGTCTACATAAGTTTCTTCCATAATATTATTGCTCTCCATAATACCTGGAATTCCTTTGATCAGAAACTTTTGGACCACCATCTCCTGGAATTGGACGAGTGTACCATAATTATAATTTTGGGCATTGAACCGTATGTGCACCATGGGAATTTCACTATTATCAAAATTAGAAAGAATGGCACATTGATTTACCTTTTCAACTATCCTTTGATATTCCTTGAGGGTATCCTTAGTGGCATTATGTCGGTTGGACCAATTATGACAAAAACTAGTCTTAATGTCCAGAAGAGTAATATTGCGTTCGACCATACGTTCTTTAGAAAGTGTGAGGCGGAGAACCCAGGGTAGTCCTATAATTTCAGTCTGACAGTCGAGCACTTTGGGTCCCGCAAAAATTTGGTCCACTTTATCCTGCTTTAGAATACTTTTGGGTCCATAGGGTTCCGGATCATAAACGATTTCCGCCAGTTCGACCACATCGGCCAATGTGGTATACTTAAGATAGGAGGCTATTTTGGCGACCAGGACTCGGTCGTTCTGATATTCTTTCTGGAGGATGACCCGTGTGACCGGGGTTTTAATATTATGACTGATACCGGCCAGTTCTTTGATGCGTACCAGACCTCCCGCCACCGTTTTGCCCGTACCAGACTTCTGGAAGGATTTGAGGTTGGTCTGTGTGACCGGCTCCCCGATACCCTGGGCCCCGATAAATCCCACCATCTCACCGCTCTCCACCCGGGCGAGTTGGTAGGCTTTTCGAAAATATTCCATAATATCCCGGAATTCTGTTTGGGTCAGACGATATGAATGGGTACATTTTTTGGGGGCAAGCAGATCGTAGAGATAAACCTTTAATAGGAATTTAGGATATTTTTCATCGGACACCTTGATGGGAAAACGTTTTGGATCATTATACCTGAATATACGTATCTCCCGGTAGAGCTGCCGGATCCCCTGGAGCACCTCATAAGGATCGATAATTTTATTTTCACGGGTCCCACGGTCCTCCCGGGCCTCCCGGGATGTTAGGTTGAGCACATATTGTTGTAGGTCAACGGGCATCATGTAACCCTCCCGAAATTCTTGGGGACGTAGGTTGATGCGTATCTGGATACGCCTTAGGCGGTCGCGTAGCGAAATAAGTTTTTGGTACAAACGTTCGTTAATCTGACCATCGTATTTACCGGTGATCTTTGCGAGTTCCTCCTGGCTATAAATATACTTTTGACGTACTTCCTGGTCGTTTAGGGTGATCAGTGCGATCTTCTGTTCTATCTGTTTTTCAGTATTAATGCCATTATCACCATATACATACTGGATGACCTTGTTATTGGCATTACGTACCGTACCATCATACTCTACTTTGACATCCTCCAAGAATTTGATCAGCTTGCGCTGTGTATAACCTGTGTCGGCAGTCTTGATGGCCGTATTAATAATACCCTCCCGGCCGGCCATAACCTGGAAAAAAAATTCCATCGGATTAAGACCTGAAATAAAACTATTATAACAATAACCCCGGGCAAAAGGAGAATCATCATGCTGATAAAAATGGGGTAGGGTACGGTTGTTAAATCTTTTTTGGATTCTTTTTTGTTCCACAATAATCTGTCCGATACTGCCCATAATCTGTCCGGCGTTCATGGAGGTACCCGATGACCCCGAAGAAATGGTCAGAAAGATACCGTTTTGCGGGTTCAGGTTGGCCATAATTAACTTCTCGATCTCATTTTGTGATGCCCTGAGGGTCTCACGGAGGCTTACTTCAAAGGCCTCCGCGGTCATAACATAGGGATCGTTCTCGTACTCCGTAATGGTGGAAACAGCTTCCTTCCTACGGGTCTCGATGTAGCGGGATATCTGCTCGTGTACCCCTGCAGGAAGCGCTGTATCACTAATGCTTACTGTAAAACCATGACGCATAAGCCAGAGTAGTATGGTTTTTTGTAGATCATCGATAAAACTGAGCGTGATATCCTCCCCGGAGGCCTTCCCGGAGGCCTCTCCGGAGGAGAACCAAGTTTTTTGAATTACGTTGGCTATTTCGGAACGGGCCATATTCCCGTCCAAAAGTTTACCATTTTGAATGCGCAGGCTGAAGCCCCCCTTATCATTACGCTTCATGATGTTGATATTGCTGGGTATTATTTGTGAATAGAATTCTTTGCCGCTCAGAGTTTTTCGGGGGATATGATAGTTGTGACGGCGTGTTGTGGCCGTGAGTATGTTCATGGCGGCGCGCCAGGGGACCCGTGTGGTATCGTAGGAGAGCAGATATGATCCCATAAGCGTATCCTGTTTGGCGTTCATGGCGATCTTACTGGAGGTTGGGTTAACGAACCTTTTGCCCGCATTGGCGATCAGCCGTAGTTCCACGGCTGTCTGGATACTTTGGGGCACAAATATGTTCATCTCATCCCCGTCAAAATCGGCATTGTAGGGCTCGGTTACGCTCACATTGACACGGAAGGTGAGCAGCTTCGGGTCCTCAATGATCTGGCAGAAATGGCCCATCATGGATAATTTATGCAACGAAGGCTGGCGGTTGAAGAGTACGATGTCCCCGTTCATGAGATGGCGCTCCACAATATCGCCCACCTTGAGCGGCAACATTTTTTGCATGTATTTGAGATGATAAATTTTATGGTATTCGTTGCCATCTTCATCGATACCCGTTTTGATGACAAAGTTGGCGCCAGGATACTTCCGGCGGCCATTTTTAACCAATTTTTTCATCCTTTCCAAATTGTTGGGCGTGACAATCTCGGGATAAGTTAGGATGCGCGCGATGTTCAGGGGGATGCCCACCTCATTGAGAGAAATGAACGGGTCGGCCGTAATAACCGTCCTACCGGACATGTTCACACGTTTGCCCATCAAATTCCCACGGATACGCCCCTCCTTACCCTTGAGTCTCTCGGAAAGCGATTTGGTAGGCTTTTTATTTTTTTGTTGTGAACGTGGCAGGCCCAATATATCGTTGGCGAAAAAGGTGGTCGTATGGAATTGGAGCAACATAAACTCATCGGTGATGCTGGCCGATTTGCCTATGAACGCATCACCTTTTACATTTTTTAGATTTTCATTGCTCTTGACAATGTCCAGAAGTTTATGTGTGAGATCGTCGTCCGAGGAGGCGATGCTCTCCATCTTGACCGAGGGGCGGACCTGTATGGGTGGTACAGGAAAGTTAATGATGATCATGTCCTCGGGCCGGGACCTTT